CGGATCAGGTCGTCGACGGTCATCAGATGACCATCGCCCGCAGCATCACAGTGCTGGTGTTGAGCACCATGTAGACGTAGTCGATCTTGGTGGCGCCGTCGGCGTAGTGGACGTCGAAGCTCGTGTCGCCAGCGATGGCTGCGCCCTGGGTGTACGTCATCGTCGACCAGCCGTCCTGCTCGCTGGTCACGACGTTGTACCGGAACCATCGGCCGGTCGCGTCCTTCTGGACGTAGATGGCGTTGTTGCGATACACGTACTTCGATCCAGCGCCGAACACCTCGGTCGCCGGGGCGTACGTCAGAGCGCTCGCCCAGGTGTTCGCAGCGATGTCGTAGCGGTCGAGCACGGCGCCAGCGCCGCCTCGGAAGCTGTAGATGTACCGGCCGTTCAGGATGGCCGACTCGTTCGCCCACGCTGCGTCGGTGGCTTCCCAGACCCAGTGCCCTGACATGCCGACTGCCGGGGCACCGGCACGGGCAGCGGTTGGCGACAGCGTTGTCCAGGTGCCTGCCGAGATGGAGTAGCGGTACAACGTGACCGCCGCCGAGCCCATGTAGTAGATGAAGTCGTCGTTGCCCTCGATGGAGTAGACCGAGGTGGCGTCGGGGTTCGTCGTCCATGCCGCCGAGGTGGTGAGCACCGTCGCGGTGTTGGAGGCGATGGTGCGGATCTGCCCGGCGCCGGTGCCGCTGACGATGCGGACCTGGTAGTTCGTCCACTGGTTCACGGTCCAGGTCTTCGCCGAGTTCGTCAGCGTCGATGCACCGCCCGCCGTGGCGGTGCCGGTGGCGAACGCTGCATAGCCCTCGCCCTGCCACGACGGTGTCGCGATCAACTTGGAGTCGGTGCCGATCACTGCCGCCGGGGCGATGCCGTCGGTGGCGCCCGTCTCGGCTGCGCCCCAGGTGTTGAGGGCGAAGTCGTAGAACTTGAACACGTTGGCCGTGGTGGTGCCCGACGCCGTGATGGCGTTCAGGACGTACCAGCGGGGCGTGAGGAGGCGGAACGTGGTCGACGCTGTGAACGCCGACGCCTGTACCGGGACGGTGATGACCGAGGTGGCGCCGACCGTGTTCGACGAGATCGCCAGCGTCGCGCCAGCGTTCGGGCCGCCGGTGATGTGGATCGAGTACCCACGCAGGTCACGGGCCAGGGTGAGGTTCGTCGTGATCGTCGAAGTCGTGCCAGCGGTCGCCGTGCCGCTCGGGCCGACCGACGTGGCCGTGCCGCACGCACCGACAGCGAACGTGCCAGCGAGAGCGCCGGACGGGATCTGCACCCATGCGTCTTCTTGCGCCGAGTAGAGGTACTGCACCGTCGCGCTGACCACGTACAACTGCTGCTGGCGGTAGTGGCGCGACGAGGCGATGAACGAGCCCGCCACGGTCGCCGTGGGGGCAGGGGTGCAGAACTCCCACCGCTTCAGGTCGAGGATCTTGCGGTTACCGTTGGTCGTTGCCATCAGATCACGCTCACGTTTCTGCGGAGGCTGTCAGCGCCGAGGCGCATCAGTGCCGGAATCTGCTCGAATGCCGGGTTACCACCGACCTGCGTCTGGTTCGTCAGCGTGCCGACCGTCGTGACGGTGCCGACCGTGGTGATCGTCGCCAACGTCAGAGAGCCAGTGATGGCGTCCACCACGACACGTAGACGACCGGCCACATCAGGCATCGACTGGCCAATGGAACGGCTGAGCGCCTGCACTGCCATGCGCATCGCCTCGAGCGCCTCGACGACCTCGCCCTGCGTGAGCGTGACCGGCATCGGGTTGGCCTCGGACACGTCGACGGCGGTGCCGTCGTCGCCGATGCCGAGCTTGACGCGCTGGTGCAGCACGCCGCCGATCTCGTCGGCAGCGACGGTTGCCCCGGTTCCTGGGGTGTACCCGACGTTGTCGGCCATCAGTTCGTCACCTTCTTGGCGCCGACGATGCGGCCCGACGGGTCACGCGTGAACGTGATGGACTCGTCGCCGGAATCCTGCGGCTGCACGTAGACGATCGGCGGGGTCTGCGTTGGGACGTTGACCGTCACCTCAGCCGGCGGGACGTTCACCGTGACCGGTGTCGGCTCGACGTTGACCGTGACCTGCGCCGGTGGGATGTTGACGATCGGGGCCGGGATGATGATCGGCTCCTGACGCATCTCCACCTGCAGCGAATCCGGCAGGTGGATGTGCGTGTCGGACGTGCGGGTCGACTGCTCGGCCATCGCTGCTCGCATCTCGGCCATCATCAGCGCAGCGTTCTCCTCCATCGGGGCCACCTCGGGGGCGTCGGGCGTGTCGTCCATCGGCGGCAGGTCTTCCCAGTCGCGCGCCTCGTTCGGCTCGAGGAACCCGGCGCCGATGCCGACGGCGTAGGCGGCATAACGGGTCTGCAGGTCACCACGGAGCAAGGCGCCGAGGTTGAACTTGACGTACCGGGGCTGCGCCAGCAGGTCCGACAGCGCCTTCTCCAGACGCACAATCCACGGCAACAGCGTCACCCGGACGAAGCGGGTGTTGCGCTGCTCAAGGTTGGCGTAGGTCAGCGACGAACCCTCGATGCCGATGCCGAGCTCGGTCGGGTCGATCATGAACATCTGGCCAGCGATCTCGGCCGACGTGAACTTGCGGGTGGCGAGGAACTGCGCCTGCTCGTTCGTGACGCCGGTCGGCTTCCACACGGCGCCCTCTTGCAGCACGCCGGGCAGGCCGCGACCGCCCTCACGGCGACGACGGCGCCACTGGTCGGCGATGGCCTTGAGCGTCTCGGACTGCGCACTGCCAGGCATCTCGATGACGCCGGGCATGTTGCCCTCGCCCTCGAAGTAGCCGGTGCCGAACTTGACGGCGGCCAGGCCGAGCCCGATCGACTGGCGGGCGTACTCCACCGGCGACAGGCCGACGTCGGAACCCGGCAGCATCAGCCCCTTGAGATGGAGCATCTCGGCATCGACACGCTGGCCGTTCACCATGTAGGCCAGGCGGCCACGATCACGGGTCACCCGCACCTTTGACGGGTCGAGCGGGATCAGCTCGACAATGGCGCCGACCTCATTGCGCAGGACGACGACGTAGGCGTTGCCGTGCAGCAGCAGCGACGACAACACCTGCGACACCCATGCGGTGAAGTCGAGGTTCGTCGTCGGCTGCTGCAACCACTTCGGCTTGGCGACCTCGATCTTGGCGTCGTCGCCGGTGCGGCGATACACGTCGAGCGGCAGCGTGGCGATGGAATCGGAGATGAGGCGCACCGACCCGTAGACGGTGAGCAACTGCATCGACGTCTGCTCGGTGACCGACACGCCGCCGACGACCTGGGTCATCTCGCCGGGCCAGAGTCCCCAGGTGGTCGCCTGGGCGCGCTGCTCGGGGCGACGGAAGATCGACGACAACATCAGCGCTCACCCGCCAGACCGAAGTAGGTGAGCAGGATTCCAGCGCCGACGAGGGCACCGGGCAGGCCAGCGCCGATGAAGGCACCGACGACGACCATGACCAGGCCGACGAGTTGCATGGCAGTGAACATGCGCGACCTCCTCGGGCTAGTAGTCGTCGAGCGACACGAACGCCGACGCCGAATGCGTCAGCTTTGGGGGTGCGGCGGTGCGGCTGGCCCACAGTGCCAAGGTGGCGGCGACGAGCGGGGTGATGTCGACGTGTGAGCCGGTGCGGGACCACATCCACACGTCGCCCGTGGTGCGCTTCTGTGCCCCTGTGAGCGCCGCCAACAGCGAGGGCTGGCCGAGGTGGCGCAGCGACTCGTTGCGCACGGCGTCGACCAGGGCGCCGCAGGCTTGGGCGTGGCTGCGCTGCGATACCTCGGCGACGCTGACGCCTGCGGATTGCAGGTCACCGAGTAAGCCACCCGCCGGTGAGGACGGGTCAAGGGTAATCGACGTCGACCACTTTGACGCCAGTTCGGCGGCACGATCGACCACCCAGCCAGTGCCGGGGCGGCGGTCAATGATCTCGACGTGGTCGACGTCGTCGGCACGCTTGCCGGCGGCGGCGAACGATGCCCACTCGCGATCTGGCGATACGTCCAACGCGATCGACAGAGGGCCGACGATGTTGCTGTCGGCGTCGGTGAGGCGTTGCCACTGGTCAAGGGGGATCGCTCCCCCGCCGGCCTGCGTCTCAACAATGCCGAGACGCTCCCGTAGGAACTCCTGCGGTGAGTGCATGAGGGCAGCTCGCTCGTCACGAACGAAGTCCTCGGATATGCGGATGCCGAGCGCTGGGTTCGCTTGGTACCAGGCGTCGACATCGTCAGCGCTCGCATCGTCGGGCGCCGACCACTCAGCGAAGAACAACCGGCCGGGTGCCTCGGACTGGGCGCGCTTGCGGATTGAGTGCAGCACAACCGAGTCGACATGAGGCGCCGATGAGGCGTACCAGATCTGCGGGTTACTTTCACCCCGCATCGACCGGGCGGCGAGAGTTGGGACCATCGCACCGATGGACGTCGGTGCCAGGTCGTATGCCTCGTCGAAGATGATCCGGTCACCGGAGAAGCCACGGCCGCCGCCACGGCTGCGAGCCATGAACTTGACCCGGCATCCGTTCTTCAGGATGATCGACTCTTTGCCGTTGGCCGTGTAGACCTTGGCGACCTCGTCGGCGAACTCGGAGTTCTCGATCAGCGACCGAAGCCGGGTGAACGTCTCCTGCGCCGTGGCGAACAAGTGCGCCGAATAGATGACCGTCTGCTCTCGCCACACAAACAGGGCGGCGAGGATCAGCGCCTCGATGAGGGCAGATTTCCCACATTGTCTCGGCACGATGAGCGCCGCCTCGAAGGCGGCCCATCGGTCGTCGTCGAGCTCGCCGAGCGAGTTGCGAACGACCCACTCTTGCCACGGGTCAAGCGGCATCCCTGCCACTCGAGCCATGACGATGACGTCTTCGGCTGCGTCGTTGCGGGTGAACGCTGGGACGTGAGACAGGCGCGGCGTCTGAGCGCCGACCCTCATGCGGCGGCGATGCCGGTGGCGAACGGCTCGTGATAGAGCAACTTGGCACGCTGGTACTCGGCGAGCGCCTCGGCCTCGGTTGCGAAGTAGCCGAGGCTGATCGACTTCTGATCGACCATGATGCGAGCCCTCCACGGCCTGGTTGCCTGTCGCTTCTCAAACGTCACGCCACGGATGCGGCGGTTCTGGGCGTTCTGCGAGTTGGTCACCACCCGCAGGTTCTCGATGCGGTGGTCGTGCTTGTTGCCGTTGATGTGGTCGACCTGGCCGATGGGCCACTCGTCGTGGTGGTACAGCCAGACGAGGCGGTGGACGTAGCGGGCGACGCCGTCGACATGGACCTGCAGTCGGCCCTGGCGGCCTGCCCTTGATCCGAGCGGGCCGTTTGTGCGGCCGTATCCGGGGCGCCAGTACAGCGCACCGTCCCGGTACTCGGTGAGGAGGCGCAAGCGCGCGCCGGTCAGCGTATGATCTGTCTTCATCGGAACCCCTTCCACGGGTTGCGGTCAGACCCCCGGCCCGTCACGGCGCGGGGGTCACTTTGTTGTTGGACTCAAGCGCTGCGGCGCTGGTCTCGCTTGGCACGGAGCTGGTCGGTGGTCGACATGACCACCTCGCCCGGCAGTGCGGCGATGTCGTTGAGGACGGCCTGCAGTCGGCCGGCGATCTGGGCCGACACGCTGGGCTCGGCCACGGCAAGGTGATCGGCGAGGACGTCCCTCAGGGCGATGAGCGCTTTGCGGTGGTCGCCCGACTTGATGTCTTCGATCATCGGGTCGCCCCCAGCGGGTAGCCCCCCGTCACTTCGGGGAGGGTTGCGAAGAGGCCGAGGTCTTCTCGGGGTTGGACGAGCACTAAAAGACCCTCTGACCTGCGGCGATGCGTCACCACTCACGCGAGCGAGGCTCGGTGGCCTGCGCCTGCATCGTGCGGCCCGCCTTGAAGTTGCAGGTCGAGGCCTCCGGTGCCAGCGGTGACGTCGGATCACCGTCTCGCAGATGGCCCGCCGTCCATGCCGCAGGCTTGCCGTTCTTGTGTGGCTCATGCTCGGCCAGCGTCTTACCGCAGCGCCAGCACCGAGTTGAAAGGTTGGCCTGCGCTGCTTGCCTGACATGACGAGCTCGGACGTGGTAGCTACCCCGGTAGTGGACGGGCTTGCCAGCCATGCGCCACCCCCGACAACGGCAACGCCCGCCGGTGCTGCTGCACACGACGGGCGACTTACACCGAGACTACAGGTTTCTGGTTTCATTGTCCAACATCGACGCAGGTCAGCGGCCAGGTTTCATCGGAGCGTCGCCACGGACTTCCATCCAGTAGGCGACAATGGATTCGTCGTCATGCAACCCAGGGCCACTGTCGATGATGTAGCGACACAGCGCGTCGCCAGCGTCCCGAAGTCTGATGACCTCGTCCGCCTTCTCGACGTAAAGCCCTTGCAGCCGCTCGACCTGAACGACCACACGGTCAATTCTGGCCGCCTGCGCTTCGGTCAGCGCAGTGAGGCGGGCCGCGTCGTGACGCAGTTTGTCGAGCAGGTTCATCGCGCCGCCACCGTGTCCCGCTCCGCCAGCCCCTCACCGATGCGCCAGCGCCGCTCGCGCTGATAGCACGCCGAGCACAGCCCCGCCTTCGCCGGGATCTCCTCACAGGTCGGGTCGCCCCAGTCCATGCCGCCGTCCCGGCCGGGCAGCGAATCCCGGCACCGTGACACAGCGATCGGTGCACGTAGGCCGATGGCCCGGTCGATCATGTGCGCCAGTGCGCCGATCATCTCGATGACCGCCTGGGCATCCTCACGCAACGTGTCGAGCTCGGTCGAGAAGTGCACCCGACTGGCGGCGACCCGTTCGACGGCGGTGAGCGCCTCGACGTCGCTACCCGCTCCACGGGTGATACCGGCGCCGCTGGTGTGGTTGGGCATGCCGTCGAGCACCAGCAGCTCTCGGGCGAGGTGGCCGAGAGCCGATGGGTACGACGATGCCAGGCGGTCGAGCAGGGTAGCGGCTGCAGCGAGTTGGACGTCGATACGGGTGCGGGTCATGGGTTGGCCTTTCATCGTCAGAGGTGGGGACAGCGGTGAGCGGTTCATCGTCAGAAGTGATCCATCGATGGGACGGGCGAGGCGGCCGCGCGGGGCTGCGGGGCTGTTTCGCCTCGCTGGCCGACCGTTTCGCGAGCGGGGTCGTCCGCGCGGGGCTGCGGGGCTTGCGGGGCTGTTTCGCCACGCTGGCCGACAATTTCTGGCGCAGCGCTTACGCCACCCTGTGGATAACTTTTTTCGCGTGGGGTAGGGGGTTCAAGCCCCGCAAGCCCCGCGTCTTTCGCGTCATCCCTGCTCACGGCGTCGCCCTCGCGCGGGGCTTCGACAAGCCCCGCGCTCTGCATGGCGACCGAACGCTTCGTCACCGAGTAGATGACGACTCGTCGCCGGTCGCGAGGCATCTCGACGAGGTGCATCCCGCTCGCCCCGTAGTGCCGTCCGGTGCGCTTGCGGAGCGCCTGGCCGAGCCGCTGAGTGAATGATCCCTTGCCCCACTCCCCTGCGAGTTCGTCGGGAAGCGACTCGAGGATGCGGTCCCCGGTGTACGGGTCGCGCATCTTGGCCACCAGGTCGCCGACGCTCAACGACTCCTCGCCGACCTGATCGAACCATGCGCCGAGGAACGCTTCCCATGCCCCCGCCTCACGGTCGGCCGATGCGTGGAAGTCGGCAAGGTTGCCGAGGAAGTCCTTCACCCCGGCGTGATCGAGGATGCCGCCGACGGTGCGCACCCAGCGCGAGTAGTCACCCATCGCTGGTGCGTTGGTCGCCATCGGACGGCCAGCCACCCACCATGACCGGATGATGGTGCACAGTGCGTGGAGCAGTTCGCCACGGTTGTCGCTCACCCAGCCACCGAGGTCGGCGTGCTTGAAGCCGGTGCGCAGCCACGGCGACGCCTGGCGGGCGTCGAGCCGGATGCGGTAGCAGCGTCGTGCGAGGTCGCCGCCGACGTCGATGTTGTTGCCCGTGCAGGCCCAGGTCGCCCGGTTCGGCACGGTCA